TATTAGACGTAGGAGCAAGAGATATAACACAAAAAGATGATTGGACGATAAGAGGTCATCCTGATTGGATAGGTACTGATATAGAAAAAATTGAAGGATTAATACAATGTAAAATGGAATCAATGCCAATGTTTAATGATAATAGTTTTGATATAATTTTTATTTGTCACAGTTTTGAACATTGTGAAAGTCCAACTCATGCATTAAGAGAATTTAAAAGATTACTTAAAGAAGGAGGAATTATTTTTATTTCTACTCCAATGCATTGTAACCATCAAATTCTTGAAGCAGATTTAGACCATATAAATGTATGCACAGATATACAAATGATAAGATATTTAAGATATGTTGAGTTAAAACTTTTAATGTTATATGAAGCACATAATGAAAATGATGAAGCTAAATCTAATAGTATGATAACGGTGGTAACTAAATAATGAAACTTTTATTTATTATTCCTACTATATTAATAAATCCTACTAATTTGTTTGAAACAATTATAAGTTTAATGAAAAATACTCCTATTGAATATAATATAATTATTGTTAAAAATAATTATAGAGGTTTTGCACATTCAATAAATCAAGGATTAAATGTTATATATCAAGATAAAAGTTATGATGGATGTGTATTGATTAATGATGATGTAATTTTTGCAAGTGATAAATGGCTCGAATTATTAATAAAAGATTCAGATAAATTTGATATTATTTCTTGTAAAAGAAATATAAATGACGAACGTAATCACGTAGCTTTTTGGTGTACGTATATAAGTAGAAAAGTTGTAGATACTGTTGGCTTTTTAGATGAAAAATTTTTAATTGGAGAATGTGAAGACGTAGATTATTGCTTTAGAGCAATAGATGCCGGATTTAAAATTAGCGATAGTGAATGTGAAGCATTTCATAAAGTTCATGGTACAATTCAGCATTTAACTGAAAAAGCAAGAGATATTATAAAATTAAATAAATTAAAATTACTAAAAAAATACGAAGGAACAAAATGGGAAAAAATAATTACGAAATTTTAAACTTAGGATGCGGTTTCAAACATATGCGTAATGCAATAAATGTTGATATTAATGAAATAGTAAAACCTGATATGATTATAAATTTAGAAGATGGTAAATTGCCATTTGAAGATAATACGTTTAAAGAAATTCATACATATCATGTTTTAGAACACATTCATAATTTAATACCTTTAATGAATGAAATTTACAGAGTTATGAAATTTGATGGTCAATTATTTATTAAAGTGCCCCAAAATGAAGGAGTTTGGGCAGACCCAACTCATGTAAGAGGGTTTAGCATTTTAAGTTTCAGATATTATTGTGATTATCCATTTAGCGAAATGTATGGTATTACAACACACTTTAAACAAATAGCTAATTTATTTATAGATAATTCTGACGGAGGAGAACTTTCAGTTATATTACGAAAATGAAAAAATATATAAAAAATTATTGTGAAACTTGCAATGTAAGATTAAATAAAAGAAATTATTTTAAACATTTTAATGCTAATCATAAATTAAGAACAGTAGGACAATTTGTAATTAATTCTAAGGATGTTAACATACAAAATATAAAAACAAGAAATTTAATTTCGGGAATAGCAATAACAAATGCAAAAGCAGGAGATAACGTATTAATTGAATTAAATTAGTTACTAAATAAAATGACAATAGCAATACATATAGCAAATAAAGATAGACCTACGGAGTTAGCTTTACTACTTGAAAGTTTAAGACATCAAACATATAAAAATTTTAATATATATATATTAGATGATGGAAGCACAACTCCTTTAAATAGTTTTTATTTTGTGTTGTATATGATTCAAAGATTAAAATTAGAAGGACATAATGTTAAAATATTTAGAAACGATTTACCAACAGGAGTTAGTAAAGCCAGACAAAAATTAGTTGATTATACTATGAAAGAAGGAAAAGAACAATATATATGTAGAATTGATGACGATAGCATTTGTAAAGAAGATATGTTGGAAAAGTTAATTAATGGTATTAATAATGGATATGATTTAGTAGGTTGCATAGTTCCAGTATTTCCCGGTCCCGAAACAATAAGAGAAACTAAATTTGTTGAACCTATTATTGGTGAATGCAGGTTTAATACTGATGGAAAATTAATAATGAATTTTGATGATTGTGGATATGAATATATTGAAAGTAAGATAATTCCAACACATCATTTTAGAAGTAGTTGTTTATATAAAAAAGAATTACATGAAAAGGGAGTTGATTATAATTCTAGATTATCTAATAATGGGTTTAGAGAAGAACAAATCTTTTCATTTAAAGCAATAATAAAAGGATTTAAATTAGCAATTCATACTGGAGCAATTTGTTATCATTTACAAACACCAAGTGGTGGAGAAAGAGATACTATGAATATGACACAATTTAATCAGCAAATATTTCAAGAAACTTCTAAAAAAATGTTTGATGAATATGGAGATTTTTTACAACAATATAATGAGAAACTTGGACTTGAAACTAGGAGATATTCACCATTGGAATTAAAAAAAAGAAATAATTTAATATGAAACCATTTAGTAACAGAATACAATTAACAAGTTCACAAAGAAACGAAGTGCAAACATATTTAGGCTGTTTAGAAGTACTTACTGAAGAGTCAATTTTAAAATTAGTTAGAAAAATGAAACAATTAGAGCAACGTTTGGAGGAACAAAAATATGCGTAAGCCTAGAATTTTACTCTTTGATATTGAAACAGCTCCTAACTTAGGATATATTTGGGGCAAGTATGAGCAAAATGTTATTGATTATAAACATGAATGGTATATATTATGTTTTTGTGCTAAATGGTTAGATGGAGGAAAAATAATAACATCTAAATTAATTGATTTTAAATCAAGATTTAGTAAAGATAATCAAGATGATTATGGAGTTATGAGAGTTCTTTGGGAATTATTAAATGAAGCAGATATTGTTATAACACATAATGGTGACCAATTCGATATAAAGAAAGCAAATGCAAGATTCTTATTTCATGGCTTACCTGCTCCAAGTTCTTATAAAACAATTGATACTAAAAAAATAGCTAAAAGATATTTTAATTTTAATTCGAATAAACTTGATGACTTAGGAAGATATTTAGGATTAGGTCGTAAAGTAGAGCATGAAGGGTTTCCGCTTTGGTTAAAGTGTATGAGAGGAGAACGTAAAGCTTGGAAAACGATGGTTAAATATAATAAACAAGATATTATTTTATTAGAAAAGATTTATAAAAAGTTTTTACCTTTTATTACTAATCATCCGAATTTAGGATTATATCAAGGTAAAAGATATGCTTGTCCTAATTGTGGGTCAGAATATGTACATAAAAGAGGATATACTTTTACTAAAACACAAATATATCAAAAATGGCAGTGTCAGGAATGTTATGCTTGGAGCCAATCAAGAAAATCTGAACAAATAATTAAACCTGAGTTGAAAAATTAAAATGGAAAAAAATAAAGAAAAACTTTTAAAAAATTATGTTAAGAAATCAGAAGGTATGAGAGTAAGTGTACCATCAGTCGATTTTGAAATTAAAATAACTGGTAAAAAGAAATTAATTAAAACAACTTTAGATTTTACATATTGTTTATTACCTAACGGAGTAGATGGATATAGATTAGAATATTACGATGAACATGAACCTTATGGAGTAACAGAAATTGGAACTTTAATTTATAATCCTATGGAAAAAAGATGGAGTTTAATACAATGGTAATAAAATTAAATATAATAGGAAATTTCTTCGGAAGCGATGGATATAGCTCGCATACTCGTCAATTAGCAAATGCTTTAAATGATTTAGACGAAGTTGAAGTAACAATGACTACTAATATTCCTCAAGGCTGGGAAACAGTAGTTAGTGACAAAGAAATGGAAATGTTAAAAAGAGATAGAGAAAAATGTGATACTATTTTATGTATTGCAACTCCACCAAGTTGGAAATATTATATGTGTGAAGGTAAGAAATTTATAGGTTTTTGTATTAATGAAGGAGATGTTATTAATTCATCATGGTTAGAAATAATGGCAGATGATAGAGTTAATACGATTTTCGTAGCGTCTGAGCATTCAAAGGCTGGAATATTAAATACAGAAATTGGAATTAAAAAATATAATAATTTTACTGGGTGGACAGAAGATGAAAAAGGAATGAATCGAGAAAAGATAAAAGAAAAAATAAAAAATAAAATACATATTATTCCTCATGGAGTAAATATAGATATCTTTAAACCACAACCAATTGACCATAAAGAATTTACTTTTGTTGCAAATAAAGGATTTAGAAACTTAGAAGATAGAGGCGGTTTACAATATCTTTTAAAGGCATATTTAGAAGAATTTACTTCTAAAGATAATGTTAATTTATTAATGAAATTAAATCCAGCTTATGGGATTCCAAACATTCATCAATTTATAAAAGAACTAAAAATAGAAAATAAAGATTTACCTAAACTCAATTTAATGGTTGAAAACTTAAGATATGAAGAATTACAAAAAATATATAATATGGGAGTTGTATTTGTAAGTCCAACTCGTTCAGAAGCTTTTAATCTTGGCTGTATAGAAGCAATGGCTTGCGGATTACCAGTAATTACAACTGATTTTGGAGGCCAAACCGATTTTGTTGAAGATTTAGAAAATGGTTGGTTAATTAGCGGTGAATTAAAACTTGTAGAACATGAGATAGAATATGAAGGTATTCAGTGGCTTACTCCTGATATATCTTTTTTGCGTAATATATTAAGGAAAGTTTATGAAAGTGCTTCTTTTATTTCTTATAAAGAAAATGCACTAAAAACTGCTAAAGAATACACTTGGCAACATAGTGCCGATAAAGCACTAAATGCTTTAAAAACACTCTAATTTTAAGCATAACATATGCAAATTTCAATGACCTTTTTGTTTCTAATATGTTTTATATCTTATATGGTACAACATAACAAAGTATTTAAAGTATAATATATTTAATATATTAGAATGACATTAATATATTATCACTCGGAATGGCTAAAGTATTCGAAAGAATTTGATTTGAAACTTAATGAAGAAGAAACTAGGAAACTCTGTAGGAAATTAATAAGACATTTCAAATTAAAATATATTGAACGCATTACTTTTAATGCTGTAAGAAAAGGGCATTGTATATATTTTAAAAAAAGTGCTCCATGGTGCCGAATTGATTTTCCTAAAAATTGTAGTTTAGGAATGATATGTCATGAATTAGCACATGCTTGGGAATTAATGAAATATCGTAAAGCGGGGCATAATAAGAAACATACTAAACTTATGGAAAGAATAATTAATTATTGTAGAAAGAAAAATTATGGAGATTTAAACTCCGACTTGATTGATACCAAGCCCGCGCAGTTTGAGTTAAAAAATATTTTTAAAATATTTTATCCAGTATTTTCTATCATAATTAGTTTTTCCATGACATTTGTTACATAAACATATTAAATTATCCATAGTATTATTTTGTTTATTATAATCGATATGATGTATATGTAAATATTTACCAGTAATTTTTTTATTACAAATTTGACATATATAATTATCTCTATATATTATTTTTTCTCTTATTTTATAAAATTTCCAAGGATATCTTTCATCTTTTCCAAATCCGTTCCAATTACTTATATCAATTTTTCTTTGAGAACAACTACTTTTTATTTTTACTTTTAGAGGCATATGTTTACCAAAATTCCAATTTATTTTGCGCCCTTCTTTATACGCAAGTTTTAATTTATAACTTATCTTATTTCGAGTTTCTTTTAACGGACTTTTTCCATATGCTGGATTATTTTTTCCTTTTTTCTTACCACTTAATATTTTTGAAATTTGTTGTTTTTCTTCCACAGTTAATATTTTTCTTTTTCCAGAAGTATATGAATATTTTACAGCACAAGATATACATCTTTTAGCATTTTTACTTATTTCTTTATTGCAATCAACACATTTATTTTTCATTTTATATAAAAAGAAACTGGTGATAAACGGTTTTATCCAGTGCCGTATTATTCTGAGTTATAGAGCGAATAATGACTCCAAAAAAGCTAGTAATTCTAAGCAATTAGAACTTCGGTATCTTCGCCTTTTTCATATACAACAGATACATCATAAGAATTAACTTCTGATGCTTCTCCAGTTTCTTTGAATTTAAGGTCAATACTAAAGCTAATTGTATATTTATCGTCGTCGAAATATTCAATTACATAATCATCAGAAATTTTCTTTACAGAAACTTCATCAAAATCGTAATTTCCTAAAACGTCGTTATCGTTGCCAGCTTCATCTTCTCCATCTTCTACTGCTTGTAAGAATTTACTTTTTGCAGCATCAAGATAGTCGAAGGGAACTTCAACTTGTTCATATACAGTTTGATTCACTAATTTTTCTACAGTTTTATCTACGTATTTAGTCTCAGTTGTATGAGTAGAAAATAAAGATGCTCCTGCGAAAAGTCCAAGAAGAAGAACAAGTGCACATAAAATACCTATACCAGCTTTACCGTTTAATAAACTTGTTTGTTTCATTTTTTAACCTCCCGTGTTCATTTAATTTGCTACTCAGTACATTAACTGAATAAGTATGATAATTATATTTAAGTAACATTTTAAAATTTAATATTTTAGAATAAATTTATAGCTTATTACCTGTTTTTGTTTCATAATAATTTTTAGCTAGATAAACTAAAGGACCTACTATCCAAGCGTACTCTGCTGGGACTCCTGCTGTAACTGCAATTCCAAAAGGAATTAACATATAAGCGGAATTTTTAAAAGTCTTCCAAAGCCCTATCCAAAAACTATATGATGTTTGGGTTGCCATTTTATTATGTTATAAGTGTTTTAAGGTTTTTAAATGTTTTTATTTTAAATATATTGTATATTTAATTTATTAATTTTAAAAAAACTGGCAAGACGAATTGAAGAATAAAAATTAAAACAGCTAGTCCTCCCACATATTGAGCTAACTTTTTTTCTACTGTACCTAATCTATCGTAAATATGTGCGAGATGATTATCTTTTATCTCTTTAACATCTTCACTTAATGCTGTTAATTTTGTTTCTAATATTGCGATTTTAACATCTCTCTTAGTTTCAAAAGTTTTTACCATTCTTCATTCTTCTCTAATTTATATTCTAATGTTTGGTCAGCTATAGATATTTCATGAAGAGTTTTAGTTAAAGCTTTAAATTTTGCTTCTTTTTTAGGCCAACCTTTATAAATATAATAATTATACCAATCAAGACAATAATTTACGAAAGACATATATTCATGTTCATTTTTAAACTTATTTTTATATGCTAGATTAAGTACTTGAAATTCTTTTTTATGGTCAATTCTATCGTAAATATATTCCTTAGTCTTTTCCCATTCAAGGTCAACTTTTTGAACTGTATTAGTCATTTTTAATACCATTTTATTAAAATCCTGTTCCAATTTTAATTAATGTTAAGAGTAATGAAAATATCAATCCAGGTATAATATCATATGTATGAGTTAATACGTCTTTTATTCGACTTTTTATTATTTGCCAACCTTCTTTTGTTTTAGGTATTAGAAAATATTCTCTTATTCCTATTTGAAATAGAGGTTTAAAATAAGGTTTCCATTCTTTAGTATGAAACCATTTTCTATCTGCTGGTATCCACATATAATTATCAAATACCATTGCTCCTTTAATTGCTACATAAAATATTGCCCATGTTAGTATAAATGTTATCATAAAAAATAAACTCCTGCGTGAGAAACTCTAAACCCGCTATAAACTCCCGAACCATAATTTTCAGTTTTTTGCCATTTTAATGTAAATACACTTCCTGGAGTGCCTATATTAACAAGTTGGTTTATAGAACCATTTGTGTAATTAGTACCGCCATTTAATGAATAATTATGTGTTATACTCCCAAGATTATTATAATATCCAACACCAGAAAGCGTTACAACTGCTGGACCAAAAGTTCTTCCATAAACATTAGTAGTAGTTTGGAGATTTCTTGAACCAATAAATTCTGTTGCAATAGTTCCAGAAACAGATTTAATCCAATCAACGTACATACCTCCACTTGCTGCAGAATTACCCTCATTTGCTCCGCTTGATAAAAAAGAAATATATGGACTTCCTCCTGCTGAAACAGGCCCTGTCCAACCTCCCCAAGCTGTTCCTGTCATAAATCTATAATAAATATCTGAACTTCCTATTCTTCTAAAATCGTAATACCATGGACCAGATGTTGTAAAAGTTGTTCCATAAGTGTCTGTTAGAATTACATCGTTAAAAATAACTGCCGTATGGATTTGAGAGGAAGCATTAGTATCACTGTAAACACTTCCTAAAGCTACTCTAAAGTAACCTCCGTAATAATCAAACATATTTTCAAGATTTGTACCGCTCCATGTTACTTGTGCAATATAACTTTTTGCACCTACGCTATTAGGTATAGCCCCTCCAATTTTAATAAAAGTTCCAGTTTCTGTAATTTCTGGAGTTGTACCTCCTGTAACACTGCCCCAGAAACTGCCGAGTGCATTATCATTAAAATCATCGATTGTATTATTAAAATGACTATTTCCAGATAAAGTAGTAGTTAAATTAGAATTATGATATTCCATATTAGTTGACCCTGCGAGAGCACTTAAAGAAACTGAATAAATATTGTTTCGACTTAAACTTAGAAAATCTAGTAATGTATTTGTCATTATAGAAGAATATGTATTATTTAAGTCACTTGCATGTACTACATCACCTGGTACTTTTGGAAAAATTCCTTCGTCTGTCATTGTTTATTTTCTTTCATTTTAGTTGTTTGTTTAAATATGTTTATCATTTTAATGTCCGAATACAAATAAATCAGAAATCCAAGTATTATTAACAGCTATGGGACTCCCATGACGTGTTCTTTGCTGCAGTGCAATTATATAAGAACTTCCTACATTTCCCCCACTTGCTGTTATCGCCCCAGACGTAAATACATGATTGAAATTAAAAGACATATCCGGACCATTTACACTTTTTGTTGGACTAACTAAATTATTTAAGCCAGCACCACTCATACTAATTCTAAAATCATATATTCTCCCCTCTGTCGAGTCCCTCATAGCTGGGCTAGTTTGAACATTTATAAAATCTGAAATAACTGACTCTCCTCCTGAATAGAAAACAGAACCTCCTACAGTAGTAAATGCTGTTCCGCTTGCTGCGGCTGTAAAATTAGAAAATTGTGCAACATGACCAATTAGTTTAGGATTCATTTTATTCGCTTCACTTGCATATAAAATATCACCATCAATTTTTGGAAATTCGCCTTCTGTTGCCATTTTTAAAACTTATTAATATAACTATATATTTTTTTTAATTTATAAAGATTAAAATATATTCTATATAGTTATTGAACTAAAACCTCCCAATTTTCTACAATTCTCAATTCATTAGTACCATCAAAATTTAATGCTGGTAAAGCCGTTCTTGACCAAATACTTCCAGTAGAAACAGTGCCAGAGCCTAACCCAAATTCTCTTAATTGTATACCGCTCATTTCAACACTATTCCAATCTGCTTGAAATGATATTTTAGCACTCGAAGGATAACTAATTTCAGTTAATGATTGCACATCAGCACCACTTATTAATTTAGATTGTGTTACTAAATCTGCCCCACTACCTTTTCCTATAAAAAATTTATTAGGAATTTCAGTTTTACTGCCACCTATGAATAATGTTATACGATTTGCTGCGTAATTAGTAATCATGTATATACCTCCTTATCATAATCTGCTATTCTAATAAATTGACAATTTAATTCTTTTTTAATATTTTTTTCTCTTTCTTTATCTTTTTCTGGTTTATTTTTATGAAACTTTTCATCTATTTCGAAAGCAATATTTAATTTTTTACAATAGCCATCGAGCCAATATCCAATTATAAGAAATTGTCTTATTATTTTAATATTATTAGATAATTCTATTTCATCTAATATTTGCTTTTCATGTTTACCAATACACGGAAATTTTATATATACTACGTTTTTTATATATTTAATTCTAGTTTCTCTTAATTTTTGTTTATGATTAATAGAAAGTTTTCTTCCTTTCATTTTCTCATTTTGTTTTATGTTTTTTTTATTAAGCCAATATTTTATAGGTTTTAATTTTCCTTCTTTAAATAATTTTTTTCTTGTATTACTCATTTTTAATTTAGCTTCACTAGTTCTTTTCTGACCAATTCTACTATTACTGTTTTGTAAAACTCTTATATCAGTTTGTTTTGTTAATCCCTTATTCCACGGTTTAATATTTATTTTTAATCCTTTATTCCAGAGAATAGAACCTTTTTTTCTCCCGCAAGTAGTTTTTGTGATTTTAGTTTCCTCCATTTATTTTTATTTAATAATAATTTCCTGACCATACAGTCACGTAATCAGATAAGTTTTCTCCTAAAGCAGTAGTACCTAATATTGCAGATAAATTTTTCCCTAAAACAAAACTTTGAGTAATACCGCTAGCTAATGTATATATACTATCGATTATACCAAAAGTAGGACTATCTAATATTAAATTATTACCCGTTATACTTCTCATTTGAACTATTGTTCCACTTTGTGTAATTGTTAAACTGCCAGTAGTAAATTCAAATCTTGATAATATATCACCTAAATTATCTTGAGTTTGAATAGTTTTAACTTGTTGTATTAAATTTTTTACAATATCTGTAAGGTCTTCTATTTTTTTATTTACTTTTATAGATAAAACATTTCCAGTTAAATTATTAGATTTATTAAAATCATAAGTTGCTTCTAATATATCATAAGTTTTATTATCAACATTTTGATTAGGTAAATCAATCACAGCAGTTTGACCAGGTGTTATATTTATTATATCTTTAAGATTTAAAGTTCCTTGTTTTTGAGGGTCTTTAGAAAATGCTAATTCATATTCTAATCTGTCTTGAGCTTCTTCAGGAGTTGTTAATTTCCTATCTACTATTGTTTTAACTCTTTTGCCATAATTATTAATACTTAAATTATCTTTACCTACTTTTATGATAGGTAAATCTCTTTGGTAGTTTAATGTAATCATAGTTCCACTTGATGGTATTGATGAATATCCAATATCTGTACCACTAACCCAAATTAATTGTTTATTATTAAAATCAACTAAATAATTAGTTCCACTTGGTGGAAGTACGCTTAATCCAAATATAGCACCTTTTTGTCTAACAGCTTGTGTTATAGGACTTCCAACATCGACTTGTGTATTATGAGGTTTATAAAGTAAATTTACTACTGAACCTGCTCCATCAGAAACAGATTCTTCTTTAAATGAATCTAGATATTTATCACCATATACCCAAATTTCATTAAATATTGTATCTCTCCTCTCTTTAATATTAGCACCTAAGACGTTACCACTATCAAAGGTATATCCACTACTTTCAGTAGATTTTTCAAAGAAGTGTAAATCTTTATCGGTATCAATATAAAAAGTATATCCAGACAAATCTGCTAATTGTTTAACTGCATCATAAACAGGTACATTATTAAAAGCAACCCTTTCTACTGTTGTAGGAGAATCTTCAACATTAGTAATAGTTACATCATCAACGTATTTAGTTATAATATCTTTAACAATACTTCCAGCAGGTAAATTATTATATACTTCAGGTTCAACTATTCTATCCATTAATCTTGCAGTATAATCTCTTCCAGATAATGTTACAGTTTCATCTAGCGCATTAGTAGGATATTCTATGTTTTCTAATATTCCTGTAAAAATGTTAGTTGTAGGAGGATTTACGTCTTCATCAGCATATATCTTTACTTCATTGCCAATAACATAAGCATTTGCATTTTTACCTGCAAAATTATCCATCTTTAAAGAAAAATTTGAAGATGCGTTGTTGTCACTAATTGATTTATTTACCTTAGAATTATATGCATCATCAATAGTAGTTCCAGAAATTTCATATTTAACATATATTGTCATTTTAAATGCTTATCTTATTTTTTAATTCATTAACTAATGCTTCACTAATTTGACTAGGGTCTACTCCGTAGATGTTTTCAATTGTAATATAAAAACTTCTGCCTGAACTTCCTCCAAGAGTTTCAGGTGTTTTAGTAGCTATTAAATAATCATCAGGATGAGTAGTTATAATTTCACCGTTTGGTTTTATTATAGCATCATTTACAGATTTAGATTTACCACCGAATACTCCACTTAATGCTCCTCCAACAAAATTAGATACTCCACTCATTGCTTTTTGTAATATATCTACTAAACTTTTAATCCAACCAACTAATGTTTTAACAAAATCTATTCCTGCTGCAACTTTATCAAAAAACCAAGTTAATGCCTTTACTAATCCATTAATAAGTGGAATTAGATAAGGGATTTGATTTGTAATCATTTCTGCAAACATAACTAATATTTCTCCTAAGGGAGGAATTAAAGGTACTAATGCTTGTAATAATTTTATAATTGGAGGTATTAATGCTTGTATTGAAGGTAAGAGTTCAAATAGAACATCAATTAATACATCTAATAATTCAAAAGTTATTTCTGATAAAGGTTCTAATAAAGGCATTAAAGCATCAAATAATAATGTTGTAAATTCAATGAATCTCATTAATAATGGTACTAACCTCATAATAATTGGAGTTAGTGATGTTATTGCAGATGCTAAAAATTCACCAATTATAGGTATTAATGGTTGTATTGCAGGTAATAAATCTTCAAGAAAAACATCCGCTAAATTTGCAATAGCTGGTAAAAATGCTGCTCCTATATCCCTTTGTATTAATTCAAAAGTATCTTGTAAGTTAGAAAATTTACCTTGAACAGTAGTAGCTTGTTTAGCCATAAGATTTTCAAATTTACCTCCAGCACTACTCATTGCAATAAATGCTTGTTCTACTTTATCAAAACCTATTTCACCTTTTGAAACCATTTCTGAAATTGATGCTTCTGATACATTCAATTGTTTTGCCAATTCAGCTGTTAATGGAACACCTGCAATAGCAAAATCTCTTAATTCTCTTCCAGTTAATTTACCTTGAGCTTTTACTTGTCCAAAATTTAACGCTAACCTTTCTAAAGGAACACTTAATCCAGCAGAAACATCTCCTAATGCTTTTAATGTAGGCATCAAACTATCTGTTTCAATACCCATAGCAAGAAGTTGTTTTGAAGAACCTTCAATACCAGTTAATGTAAAAGGAGTTTTTTTAGCAAAATCTGCTAATTCTCCTAAAACTTCATTTGCTTTATCAGCAGAACCAAGCATTGTTGTAAATGCTATTTGTGTTTGTTCAAAATCTCCCGCAGCTTTTAATGAACTTACTCCTACTGCCGCTATCGCAATTCCAGCACCTGCAATTGCAGCTACACCTAATTTTGCTGCTCCTGCAAGCAAATTCATTCCAGTACTTGCTTTATTGAAAGTAGAACTAAAGTCGTCAACGGCTTTGATAACAATTGTTACAGCCGCTCCTCCTGCTAACATACCTCCTAAATTTACCATATTATCTTTTCTTTAATTTATTTTGAGATTTTTTCTGTTGTTTATGATATTCATTAACATATTTAACAGTAGCTTTATAATCTGCTAATTCCATATTCCTAACATCTTCTAAAGTCCAGCCAAAAAATTTACAAATATTTAATTCGTTTTTTCTTCTTTGACTGGAGTCTGAAAAACATTTTCATCTAAGTCATTAATTGAGTTAACTGCTTTTTGCAATTTTAACCCATCAAATAATGATAGTTGATTATAGTCTTCGTCAGACATTCCAGTAGACAATCTAAATAATGCTGTAAATTGGTCTGTATTTGGATTTGTTCGAATTTCTCCGATTAAATCTTTATAAAGAACCTTCTTGACAGTATATTCTTTAGTTCCTAATTTAATTAATTCTTCCATTTATAATTTTTCCTCCATTTTAACTTTATTTTATAAAAAATAAAATAATAATTTACCAGGGATTATGTAATTGAATCAAGTCGTCAGTGCTTAATGTACATGTTTGTGGCATGATTGTTGCGCTATATTCTTGTATCCCTTCTGATGGACTTGGACTTTCAAAACTTGTGATTTTACAACCACTAAGAACGAAAAATCCTTGTTCACTACCAGTAGAAATTACAGCTTCAATCATTGCATTAAATGTACTTCCGCCTTGCCAATATTGTTCATATAAAGTTTTACCCCAAACACTATTTGCGTCAAGTGTAAGTGAAAGTTCATAATCTCTGTTAGTTGGTGTAAAGTTATCTGCAACAACTGAACCGTTATCATAATGCCTACGCTCCAAATTATTTGAAATTGTGAGTGTACCATCAGTGATTTCGTTTACAACTGTACCAGAAGGTAAGTGTATTTTTACATCACTAAATATATAAGGTCTGCTTGTATCTTCACCTGCAATAGTTGGTAAATCAGTAGTTTTACTACCAAGTGTTAAACTTTGAGCCATGTAATTTAATGTACATTCTGTTGGATTTCCATTTGAAAATGAAAGTTCAATTGAATTTGTTACACAACCTTTATAAGTTCTAACTTGATGAAAACCATCTGTATTTCCTTTTTTAGAGTCTATAACTGTAAAAGATGGGAAATTTTGATTTTTATTTGCTCCTGAAGTGAATGCATAAAGACCATCACTATTAAGTTCACTTATTAAATGATTATATGGACTTGGACTACCTGAATCAACTGTACTACCTAATGCGAATCCAAACATTCTGAAATTTTGAGGATGAAAAGTTATTGTACCATCATAATCTTTCATAGTACTAATAAATTGTCCTGCATTTCTATTTGATTGTCCTGCATATCTTACTGTAACAACATTTTCTGCGTCTGTTGGACTGTGGTCTGTAACCAAACCAATCCAATGTTTACCTCCAGAAGGTGTTGCGTAAGTTCCTGACTCGTATTGAAATAATACTGTATTTTGGTCCGAAACATATAAAGCCATTTCTATTTATTACCTCCTTGTATTTCTATTTTAAATATCATATTATTACTTTATAAACCACCGTTATTACTTTTCTGTGAATTGTATTATCTCCATCAACTTCAATTATTGGCACTACTGAAGTAACTTGAAATCCGTGAATTTCTTCAACATCAGTAGATTCATATCCGTATTGATTATCTTTTAAAGTATTTATTACTTGTTGAGTTAATCTATCTACTTCTTTAGAATCTCTTGCATAAACTTGAAATTCAAATGTTAAAGTGGTCCAATGTTTTTCACTTTGCATGCCTAATTTTTGTGTATCTAAACCAGAATTCATTACAGTAATTAAAGGGTATTGAGTATTTCTTTTAGCATAAGCAGTCATAATAAATCCTATACTATCTTTTCTTCCTAAAGGGTCCGTAATATTTTTTCTTAATAAATCTCTTAGAAATATAATTGTATCACTTAGAAAAGTTTCAGCAGATATTGTCATCTATTCCTCACACCACAATGAGGACATATATTATCAGAATTAATTTTAAAATTATTTTTACATGAGTCACAAACTCTTGTAATTATTTGAGATTCAGAACGACTTATTTTAGAAGTTTCCGAACTCGTTTTATTTATATTTTTATCTTTCATTGATTCCTCACTTGGAAATTTAATTACTCACTTGTAATTAATATACTAAAATTAGAATTGTTTATAAATATTAAAAAATATACTATATAGTTATAGCTTCTTTTTTATTGAACTTTCAATATCATCTGCAAGTTTTTGACGATTACGGGCCATTGAATTTCTGAAATGCCTTCTCTCAGGAATATAAGCAGTTCCGTATTCTAAATACTTAGCGTATTCCATTTCAGATGTAACGCTTGCAGAATCTTTACTTGTCATTATATTAATAGAGTTTAAAAACGCACCTGTATCCACGCTTCTTGGTTCTGCTTTTTTACCTTGAATACTCGCCTTAACTTCTTTTCTTAAAGTTTCAGCAGCATTAACAACTCCATCAGTAATCCCGTTACCAATATCTCGTTTTTTAGTATTTAAAAAAGAGATAGCATGAGGTATTCCATTAACTCTCATAGAAAGTGCCATCTTAGTATAGACTTCCAGTAATTGTATATCTTAAATAAAACTTAGTATAAACAGTAGACCCAGCAATTTCCCAAGTATGCAGTCCTTCAGGAATTATAGTATAAAAATCATTTCCATTTTGTATTAAAATATTACCAGAAACTGAAACACTTCCCGTATAAAGTATTTTATCTTTAGTTAATAATTTACCTTGTTGAAGTAACATTGCTTCTTCGCTTCCCATCTTTC